GTCCAGATGACACGAGGCATAATGATGGGTGAGGCAATGGCCAAACCCTCGTTAACACTCCTCAATCTATGTGTTGAGGAATTAGGATTTCTCATGTTTTGTAAACAGGAGAATATCCTATGGTGTGACGATCCTGCTCCATTTTTAAAATGGAGATATTGTCACATAGGTGGGGATGATCACCTCTTAAGAGGTCCTCGTCCTTACCTTAAAATGGTAACCGATTTGCATATTGCAAGTGGGTCCATTATCAGTGCGGAGAAGCATGGCTTCTCTCAATACTGTGTTAAATACTGTGAGCGTCTCCTTAATTTAAGGAACCTCAAGTATAATACCGTTCACAACAAAAACCACTGTGAGAAATCTCTCATGGTCGATGCTGTGAAGGTACGCCTTCTTGAACGTGGTCAATCCACGTTAGCCAAGAAGGATAACAAGAACATCGCGATTGGTAAATCGCGTGCTCTTGGAGAATATCTTGAATGGCTTTCAACTGATGGTTCTCTATATTCAGAGACCAAGTTGGATTCCATTCGGGATCTTTTTATAGCGCGAATGGGTGGTTACTTACCAAGTAAGTTTATCCACCCAAAGCTCTATCATATTGTATACCTCCCAGCAAAGCTGGGGGGTTTCAATTTAGGTAATCGGGAGAAATGGTTTTACCATCTCAAACAAGCCCCGGTTCCCTATCGTTGGCTCCTCAAGAAATATCGGGCGGGCCAACCTGTATCAGCTGAACTAAGTTTACTTAGTCAGCTTAATACAAATGTATCTAAGAGAGGCATCAAATCGATTGGTGCTCTCCAGGATGCATTATTGACTCAGCTCAGAGAATTCCCTGATATGGTCAATGCTCTTACGGAAGCCCAGCTTAAAGCTAGGTACCCAGGAGGTCCGTTCAGTCTTCAGGAAGCGGCAGCTTTTGCCGCCGAAGAAGGAATATTTTCCTTCGAAGACTTTGCGGAAATGGTAACTCGCGGAACATTGTTCCAGGAGTTACTATTAAACCGTGAGCCTTTGAGTATTTATAATACTCGGCCCATTACCCAAACCTTTAAAAGAATTTGGGACGGTTTTACTGCCCTTGGGACCGATAAATTCGATTCCCCTTGGGATAATGAGCTCGACGAGATGGAGTTATACTCTCTCATCGCCGAGTCCTCACAGAGATATTTCCTCGATATTCGAGGACCTACCTCTGTTGATATCGGCCATTGGGATCCCTTGGACCCTGATAGTGAGACCTATGATTTCATAGATGTCACAATGGCTGATACTTATACTCTGAAGATGCCCAGTCTAGTGACCGGACTCCAGTTCCTTGGTTTAACCAGTTATCCGGAGAAATCTACAGAGTTGCAGGTTGGTCCTAAGTTTAACTTAGGATCTAACCTTCCTCTTGTTAGCACCGTTGGTGCTATTCGAGATCTGGAGGTCCTTGATCAGGGATCTCCAGCTTATAACCTCGATTCCCCGTCTTACGGGGATCTAGGTGTAGGATCCTCATCGCCTACCTACGATGCAGGTAGCCCTATGTACAATGTACATAGTGATGAAGACTAAAAGTGAGACTTGATCCCTGGCTATGCCAGGTTGCCTACGGTCTCCTCGAAGGGAAAACCGTAGTTGATCCCCAGTGTTACTGGGTGCCCACGGACGGTACCCATAGCTCGACCAGGTAATGTGCATTGCACATCCAACTGGTACTATGGGTATCCCTTCATTGGTTGACATTGGGCTATGCCCGGTGTTACCCTTAGGTAACTGTACCATGTACAAACACCTGCCTACCAATGTTAG